AACTTATAATATATTATAAATTATCCAATTTTGAGGGGGATATAATGGCTACACTAACAATGTTAAGTCCTGGTGTATACATGAACGAGGTTGACAAAAGTCAATATACTACAGACTCCTCTACTTGTATTATTGGTATGGTAGGTGGTGCTAGGTTCGGTCCAGTTGGTGTTCCTACACTTATCTCTTCACAACAAGAGTTGATTAAAACTTTTGGTGAGCCTGTTGAAGGTGAGTATGGTTTGTATAGTGCCCTAATGGCATTAACACATGCAAGTCAAGTTATCTATACACGTGTTGTACGTGGTGGTACTAAAGCTACTTCAGGTAAAATCGGTACTGATAAAGTTCTTTATCGTTCTGCTGTAATTGGCGAGGCTAGTAATGGTCTTAAAATCATTCAGTCTGCTTTGACTGGTGGTAAGTTCAGTGTGACTATTAAAGATGCACAGGATGTAGAGAAAGAAAAGTTTGAAGATTTAACTTTGACTTCCTCAGAAGAAAACTTCGTAGAAGCTGTAATTAATGCTAAATCAAAATTGATTCGTGTTGAGTTACAATCTACAGGTGATGTAACTGCAAAAGAATTTGTGTTGGGTGATGCTGTAAAAGGCGGAAACACAGGTTCTAATGCACATGCAGGTAAAAAGGGTACAAATAAAGTACTCTTAGAGTCAAAATACTTTGATTCTAAATTAAATGGGTGTTCTGCTATTTTCAGTGCTATTGATGAGTTTACTCAAACATTTAATGTAAGCATTGTTGATGAAAATGGTAATGTTGTTGAGCAATTCAGTACATTATCCTTAGACCCTAAATCTCCACGATTTGTTGAGACTATTATTAATAATGGTTCTATTCGTGTTAATGCTAAAGTAGATACAGATACATCTGTTAACTATACTGAAGATACATTAATCTTTAGTGGTGGTGATGATGGTATCTTAGGCATTACTGCTAGTGATATCATTGGTGATGTTTCTGGTGGTGGTTTACAAAGTTTCTCTAACCCAGAAACAGTTACTATCGATGTATTAACTGCTAGTGGTTGGAGTGATGCTAGTGTTATTAAGGCTGGTTTACATATTGTTGAGAACCGTGCCGATTCTATCTTTATCGTAGACCCACCATTCGGTATGGGTGTACAAGAGATGGTTAATTGGTCAAATGGTAAGGGTTCATACACTAATCAAAATGGTCTTGATACATCTTATGGTGCATTGTATTGGCCGTGGTTACAAATTAGTGATAGTTTCACTAATAAAAACATTTGGCTACCACCTAGTGGTTTCGTAGCTGGTCAGTATGCATATAATGACAAGGTAGGTTTCCCTTGGTTAGCACCTGCTGGTTTGAATCGTGGTAGGATTACTAAAGCTATTAATACAGAGTATTCACCTACACAAGGTGAACGTGATGCTTTGTATGGTCATAGGAATGTTGTAAACTGTATCACAAACTTTATCGGTCAAGGTATTGTTATCTGGGGTAATAAGACTTTGCAACGTCAACCAACTGCATTGGATAGGGTTAATGTTCGTAGGTTAATGAGTTTCTTAGAACGTAGCATTGCTATGAAATCTAGGTACTTTGTATTCGAGCAAAACTATGATGCTACTTGGGAGCGTTGGAAAACTCTTATCGAGCCAGTTTTGATTAATGCTAAAAATAATGGTGGTTTATATGATTATAAAATTGTGTTGGAAGCTACTGCACAAGATTATGAAAACAATCGTATGCCTATCAGTATTTACGTTAAACCAATTAAAGCCGCTGAGTTCATTAGCTTGACTTTCAACATAATGAATTATAGTGCTAGTTTCAACTAATAAGGGGGATATGATATGAGTCAGTTAAATGCCGCCTTTATGTCTATGGACTCAACGTATGAGGTTCAACGTACCAATAACTTTAGGTTTATTGTAGATTTAAGTGAGTTCTCAAATAATACATCTTCTTCTAGTGGTGATATTATTGAGTTGGCTTGTGATAGTACAGGTCTACCTACTGTATCTAATGACCCTATTGAGTTGGATTATGGTAACTCTCAAATCAAGGTAGCTGGTAAAGCAACTACTGATGATATTACAGTTGCTGTAAAAGACTTTATCGAACCTGACGTAGAGAATATTCTATGGCAATGGAGGATGAAAGTTTATAATCCTAAGACTGGTAAAGTTGGTTGGGCGAATAACTATAAACGTACATGTATGATTGTTCAATATGGTCCGAATGGTGAAGTATTGAGGAAATGGCAATGTGACGGTTGTTGGCCGACTAGTTTAGACTTAGGTGAATTAGACTACTCTAGTGGTGATAAGAAACAAATTAGTATGAACTTGTCTGTAGATACTGCGTATCTTGTACGTGATGGTCAAAATACTCATATTTATGGTACAGACTAATTTAGTTAGTTTTATAGGACGTAGTGTATGCTACGTCCTATTTTTGTGTTATAATGTTTGTGTGTGGTTTCATACTTATCTTTATGTGTTCTCATATTAAGGAGTTTATGAGGTTAAGGTGGGTTCATTGGTTATTGACATAATTAATTACATGTACTATAATTAATTATGTTGATTAACAGCCATGGTCAATTAAAAAAGCTGACATCAGGATATGGTGTTAGCTTTTTTAATTTATATACAAAATTGGGGTTGGTTTTTTGTTTGGGGGTTTACTTATTGTTTTTCGTGTGGTATATTATATGTAGTAGGTGAGAGTGGTTACTCATCTACTATATGTGGGTGATTGCGTTACATCTACATATACCTCCCTTTTTACTGTTACGTTTGTTTATTTCCTTTCGTAGCGTAACAGTAAATTTACATATTGTCGTTCTTATTGGATAAAGATTAGATTAGGTTTTTCATGATAAGTATGCTTTGTTGCATATATTTTTCTCCGTTAGAGTGTTACATTGATTACTTCGGCTCTTATCAATGTAACACTCTTTTTCTTTTTGTATAGCAGTTTAATAAAAATTTAATTGTTTATATTAAGTTGTAGTGTTTTTGATGATAGAGTTTTATATATAAGTTTCATGTGGTTGTGGTATTATTCTTGTTGTTTATATCTTAACTTCATCTTATATACATAATCAGAGGGGTTTAGAGTAGATATAATAGCATCACAATCTACTTTTACATTAGATGGTTATATGTAAATTTCACAGTACTTTTCGATAGAAATACTAAAGCTAGTTGCAGATAATCATGTTTTCATGTAGTAGAGGTGGTGTTTTATGAATTTAATTGAGATGTTATCTGTGTTGGGTATGAACATAAGTATAGGTGATGTTTCAATAGCAACATTACTTTTACTGACAATCATACAAATATCTCCTATTGAGTTCAATCCTTTATCTATTATATTGTCTATTATAGGTAGAGAGTTGAATAAAGAAGTAATTGATAGGGTTGAGAAATTGGAAAAGTTAGGGGAGTCTAACAGTAGGGGAATAGACAAGCTATCTTATGAGGTTTCTGAGACTAGGGCAATTAACGCAAGGTCTAGGTTATTGGAATTTAATGATGATTTACTGCATAACGTAGCTAAGTCTAAGGAAAGTTTTGACCATATAATGGCAGACATTACGTATTATGAGCATTTCTGTAGAAAGCATGCAGATTTTCATAATCATGTTTCAGATATGGCTATTAAAAATATAGAGGACATATATCGTAAGCGATTGTCAAGGAATGATTTCTTAAAATAGATTAATGGTTATATTGAATATAGTAGAGATAGTAATACTTTTTTACTATCTCTATTTTCATGTTAATTGTCAAATGGTCTTATAGTATATATAAGGTTAGGTAGTTTCAATACTTTTTAGATATTATATTAATAGTACAAAAGAAGAGGTTTTAAAGTGGAAGATAATAAATTTAATTTAGGTGCAGATGTTTTTGGTGATACTACATCTGAGGTTACATCTACTGTTGTAGAGAAAGATATTACTTCATATTCTGCTGATAGTGTTTCTACAAAAGAAGAGGTTAAAGTGGAAAATATAAATAAAGAGGATTTGATTGCTAAAGAATTAGATAGGGAGAGTACAGAGGCTGGCTCTAAGAAAACTAAGTTAGCATATGAGTCTACTGTGTTGTTGCCATCTAAGGGTATTTTATATAAAGAGGATAATATCCCTGCTAATATTACATTACGTGGCATGACTACAAAAGACGAGAAAATCATGTATGCTAGTCAGGGTGCAGATGTATTTAAGAAGATTTTAAGGAATTGTATTGTTTCTCCTGAGAACATTGATATTAATCGTTTGATTAGTGCTGATGAGATGTTCTTGATTCTTCAATTACGTATGGTTACTTTTGGTGATAAATATAAAGTACGTTCTACTTGTCCTCATTGTGGTTCTGTAGATGAGCATGAGATTAGCTTATCTGATTTTGATATTATGTATTTAGATGATAATTTCACAGAACCAATTAATGTTGAGTTGCCTGCTAGTGGTGATACTTTGTCATTACGTTTACTTAGAAATTCAGATACAGAATATGTAGAGAAATATGCACGTAGGTTCGCTAAACAGTTTAATCAAAACTATAAAGAGGTGATGTATATTTGTAGAATGGCAAAATACATTACAGCTATTAATGGTAAACCGGTTGATTTTGTAGATGCACGTAGTTATGTAGAGAATATGGTGTCTTTGGATAGTGCTAAAATGCAGACAGTTATTAATAGTATTATTGTTGGTGTAGATACAATCGTAGACCATGAATGTACTTCTTGTGGTGAGTTGTATGATTTTGCTATGCCTATTACTAGTGAGTTCTTTCGTCCCACAATTAAGTGAGTTTAATTCAGACGAATATAATAAAAAGGCTAGAGATATAAGATTTACTGCTTTTCGTTCTTTGATGAAAGAGGAGTTTCAACTAGCATATTTTGGTAAGATATCATATGAATCTGTTGAAAATATGAGTTCTTTAGAGAGAAGGACAATGTATCAGATTCTAGTTGAACAGAAAAAAGAAGAGAAAAAAGCACAAGATGAGGCTATCAAATCCGCCAAAGAGAAAAAAGCTTCTAGGGGTAGGAGAAGATAGCCTCTTCTCTTTATATTTTAGTAAAAGGTTGTATATATGGGTGAGTTACAGGATAGAAAACAACTGAATAAGCGTATACAACAGATAGAAGAAAAAGAAGCTAAACGTGTTGAGAAGAACATAGCTAAACGTGAAAAGCGTTTTGCTAAGATGTTAGATTCTCAGATGACGATGTTAGAGTCATTCTATAGTACTTCAAGTAAAACAGCCAAAGGTATGCTTAAAGATAGCATGGATGGTCAACAAGCTATTTTAGAGGATAGTTTGGCAGACATGAAGCGTGAGTTTAATCTTTATGCTAAGTATATGGATAATACAACACGTAAGTATTATAAGGGTATGATTTCAGTTGCAGATGAAAGTCTGACAACTATGAAAGAGACTGTTGCTAAGCGTTTTGGTGAGATATCAGATGAATTTGATGAAGAGATGGTTGGTATGACAGCATCTTTCACAGATAGGATTAAGCGTTTCTCTAAGGGTATTAGGGACGCCGCTGTGGCATTGGAATTAACTGATATGGCTGATAGTGTTAAAAGCAGTTTAACTGATATTACTGATTCATTTATTGATAATTTCCGTGAGAGAAGTGCTAAGTTAAATGGTAATATCACTAAAGGTGATTATCAAAAGATGATTGGTAGTGTGGTAGATTCATCATATTCTATGGGTAGGAATGAGGCATCTGAGTTAGTTAATGGTGTCATGGATGAGTTGGGAATGAAAACTGCTAAACAGTTAGACCCTTATCTTAAAGAGGTTGCAAGTTTACATACTGCAATAGACGCCAATATTAGTGATTTATCAAGCATTATTAAAATGGATATTAATAGTGGTGGTAAGGGTGAGATACTCAAAGAGATGTCAAATATAGCTACTGGGTTAGGTTCTGATAAAGATTTAACTGTAGATAGTAATGCTATGTTATCGTCAATGAATGAACATATCGAGGATTTATATGGTCTTTCTAAGAAAGATTCCGTTAAGTTTAAGGGTATGACAAAATCACTTGCAATTATGGAAGGTATTCAACAACAGCAATATAATAAAGGTGTTGAGGAAGCTGGAGGTAAGATTGTAGAGTGGTCTAAAATGTCTGTTCCTGAGTTGCTTAAAGATGATGATTTCATGAACTTTATGGCTAGGTCAGGGATGAGTGCTGAAGAATTTAGAGGTGCTATTGATAGTGGTCAGTCAGATGTGGTAATGAAACAAATGCAAGATTTGTTTATAGCTAATAAGGATGACCAATATGCTTTAAATCAGTTAAGGGAGTCTATGGGGTTCAGTTCTGATGCTGTGGCACAGATGTTCGCTGATGCTGATTCTTTGACAGGTGATTTGAAAAAGGTTACAGATAATATAAATAAGAACTCTAATTTAAGTGGTTCTAATGCTGAGAGTATGGCTGGGTATGCTAATGGGCCGATAGAAAAATTGAGTAATTGGTTATCTGATTCTTTCCCTGTTAGGATGGTTTCTGATTTCTTTGGTGAGTTAGATATTAAAGCCGCCAATATGGCAAACTACGCCATCATCGCATATACTATTTCTGATAGATGGGGTGATGTAAAGGATATGCTTAAAATGGTAGCTACACCGTTTAAGAGTTTCGGTAAGTTCTTATCTGGTGGTGGTTTTAAGACATTATTCAGTTCTAAGGGTGCTTTAAGTCAGGGAATTGAAAATGGTTTGAGAACATTATTTACAGGTAAGGGTTCTTTTGTAACGACTCTAGTAGATAAGTTCAAGAGTGTATTCTCATGGATTGGTAAGGTATTCTATGCTAATGCTCCTGATAAGATGATAAAAGCGTTTTCTAAGGTAGGTTCTAAGTTAGGTGGAGTATTCTCTAGTTTCTTTGGAAAGATATTTGATAAGATTGGTAGCACAGGGATTGGAAAGTTAGCATCTAAGTTATTCAGTGGTGGCATTTTCAAGGTACTAGGTAAAGTCATACCTATTGTTGGTGGTTTCTTTGATGTGATACTAGATTTCTTTAGTGGTCTAGGTAAAGCAGATGAGTGGTTTGGTAAAGACCATAACTTATTACAAACTATCATGAGTGGTCTTATTGGTGCTATATTCGGTACTGGTAGTGGTATAAAGTGTGAAAACTTTATTGACGATTTATTTACTGTAATGGGTGGTGCATTAAAAGGTGGTGCCGCTGGTTTTGTAGTTGGTGGGCCGTTAGGTGCCTTAGTTGGTGCTATTTTAGGTGCTATAGCTAATGCTATTGGTGGCGATAGGATAGCTAGTGTATTTAACTCTTTAACAGAATATATTTCTACTATACCTGATAAGATTATTGGTGTATTCACATCGGCATTTGACGCCGTACATGATTTGATTGCAGATTCATGGGTAGGTAGTTTGTTAGGTATGACTAAAAATAATCCTGATGCAAGTACAGGTGATAACACTAACACATTGATGAAGACTATGGCTTTAGCCACTCCTTTTGGAATGGTTTCTAGTCTTATAGGTTCTTTTGGTTCTCATGCTGATGGTTTATCGGAAGTTCCATATGATAATTACCCTGCTTTCTTGCATAAAGGTGAAGCAGTCTTGACTTCTCAACAGGCTGGTGCTGTTAGGTCTGATGGTGGTATACCTATTACAGGTGGTAACAGTTTAATTGAAGCTTTAGGTATTGATGGTGAGGTTGGACAAGGTAGGTCTGTTCTAGAAAGAGTATTTAGAGGTGTGTTCGGTATTACAGGTCAAGATACTTATGGTGAGGGTGGCTTATTTGGTAATATATTTAAGCATCTGCTCAACTTAGGTAGTGGTGGCATCTTAGGTAACTTGATGGGCGATAGTGGTTCTATCTTTGATAAGCTAAAAGAATTCTTAAAAGGTGGGGGTTCTTCATCTAGTGGTGGTTCTTCTGGTGGAAAGCCAGCTAACATGTCTACAGGCAATGGTGATGGCAAAAAGATTTGGGATTTCTTAGCTAAGGCTGGTTATTCTGCTGAGGGTATTGCTGGTATTCTAGGTAACTTGCATGAAGAGAGTGGCTTTAGAAGTGGTGCTATTGAAAATGATGGTGGTACTACTAATGAAGACTTAGTAAAACAGATTACAGCTAGTAAGGATGCTTTTCTTGCCGATTCACGTGGTTTTGGTTTAGCACAGTGGACTGATAGTGGACGTAAGAGTGCTTTATGGGATTATGCACAGTCTAAGGGTACTAGTGTTGCTGACTTCCAGACTCAGTTAGAATTCTTGTTAAAAGAGTTACAAGAAAGTTATTCTGATACATCAAATGCATTAAAGGGAAATATTACTGTTGACCAAGCATCTGATATATTTGGTACAAACTATGAGGGTTTTGGTGCTAATTCTGCCGCTAGTCGATTAGAAAAATCTAAAAAATTCTATGAAGAAAACACTAAAGGGACACCTCAGTATGCACAAGGTACACCGTGGGTGCCAGATACACAAGTAGCGTTAATTCATGAGGGTGAGATGGTAGTACCAGCTGATAAGAATCCTTTAAGTTCAGATAGCACTTCTAATGCTGTTGGATTACCTACAGATAATGGTGGTTCTGATGATATTGTTGATGCTATTAAATGGCAAGTATCTAGGTTAGAAAGCAAGTTAGATGCATTAATTAATGTAGTAGCTAGTAGTAATTCTAATTATAGGGGAAATGGTTTTGGTTCTGATTCTTCCGTTAATAATTTGTTGAAAGTATAGGTGGTGATTGTAGTATATGGCTAATGATTTCAGTTCTGATAATTATTCAATGTCAGTAGGTAAGAGTGGTGTTACCACTATGCAGTGGAATCCTACTACAATTATTCCTTGCTATATCGTTAATTTAGTTACAGGTACTAAGATTAATTTTGCTACATTACCTACTGATGTGTCTGAGGATTATGGTGCTAGTTTTGGTCAACAACAGCCTATGGGTAGGTCATCTCCTTATTTTAACTATGAGGGTAGTGAAGCAAGAACTGTTTCTTATAGCGTTACACTTCATAAGGATATTGTACCTGATATGGAGAATGTTGTATTAGAGTGTAAGAAATTAGTATATCCAAAGTATACAGGTAGTTTAGTTACACCACCTTATTGTTATGTTAGATTTGGTGCTATGATTAATATCACAGCTATCGTTAACTCAGTGAGTATTGAATGGGGTGGTGCGGCTGGCACTATCTTAGGTGATACTCTTGATAGTGAATCTTTAGGTGGGAATAGTTCCCCTACATATTCTGACGTTCAAATAAGTTTTAGTTTTACAGAGATTAGGGCAAGGTCATTAATGCAAGCTGATAATGTGTTTGATGAGGGGCCAGTGAGGTAGGTGTGTTAATGAATAAGCCGTCATTGATTAAAACTGAGATAACACAATCATTTAAAAGTAGACAAGATAAAATATCTAGATATTCTAATTTAAAGAGGTTAGTAAATTTAGATGGGAATACATACATTGAGACACCTAATAAGATAGAGATTAGGGAAAGTAATAGGGACATATATTATTCAGTAGAAAAGGGTTATGAGAATAGGTTAGATTTGATATCCAATAAATTTTATGGTACACCATTAATGTATTGGGCGATTGCTGTTATGAATCGAATTGATAATCCTTTAGATATACCATCAGGTGTTGTTCTTAGAATACCTGCTATTGAGTCTATTTATGAAACAGGTGCTATTCAGATATGAGTGAGTTTAAAGAGAGTCAAATAACAAGAGATTTGAGTGGTCATCAACCTCTTTATGCTTTCATTGATTTGACTATAGATGGGCATAATATTTCGTATTTTGGTAATAAAGACTATAATGAATCTGTAATGAGTTTAAATGTAGAACGTAAAGGTAAGTCTAATCAAGACTTATCTGGTTCTACGTTTGATATCGAATTATATGACGATACAGCACTTCGTATTGAGGAGTTGTTGGCTAATGCTATCCCTGTAGGTAAGAATTGGAAAACAGCTAAACAATTAAAAGATACAGGCAATGATGTTACTAAAGGTAATATAGAATGGAAACAGTCTGAGGAAAAGAAAAAAGACGAAGAGGCTGAAAAGTCAAATACATATACAAAAGATGACGAAAAGAAAGATAAAGTCCATAAAGAGGGTACTAAGAAGAATGTAAAGGCTAAACAAGAGGGCAATGTTAGATGTAGGTATGGTTGGTGTAATAGAAAAGGTCAAGTAATTGAAGATATTTCTTTAATTGGTAAGGCTCTAAAATACACTTTAAATTTTGAAGGGCCAGCATTAACATTGACTTTAAATTGTGTAGCTGAAGCTGATGTTACTTCTACACAAAAGTTGAATATGACATTTGATGTTGCTACTTATGGGGGCAAGCCGTCTGAGATTGTACGTGCAATGTGTCAAAAAGCTGGCATTGAGATTGGACGTATTGTAGAGACTAAACCTATTTTAGGTGAAGATGGCAAACCTAAAGAGTTTAAGACTGAAACTAAGAATATGAGGGAGTTTATCTCAGATGAGTTATTAGAGAAGTCTGAACCTTTAGATTCTGATAAGCCTGGCTATAGGTATTTTACACAAGTTGTTGATGGTGTAGAGAAAGCATACTTTGTTCCTAATGAGATGTATGGTGATATGACTGTTGTTACATACAAGAAAATGGAAGAAAATACAACTTCAACGTCTACAACTACGGCTAATGCACAGGGAAATACAAGTGGTGATGCATATTTAAAAGTTATGGGTGTATCTACTCCTGTTTTAGGTTCTAATACTTCAAGTAGTGTTAGTGTTACAGGTAGTGGTAAAGTTGTCTTTGTTGGTGATGTTAGAGTTAAGGATTTAAGTGATTCAGTACCTAATAATAAAGATATAGTCTATGTGTATGATGATAAAGCTAACTATAGGTGGTTAAAAGACAACATGGATAAGATTAAATCATTAACTACGTTGGGTAGTAGGGTTTATATGATGTTAGGTCTTAATGATTTAGATAACATTATTAACTATGTAGAGTACTACAATCAGTTAGCAAAAGAATTTGAGAGTATAGGTGTTCAGTTCTTTGTAGTATCTATATTACCAGTATTCATGGCTAAGTCAACTATTAAGAATAGTAAGGTTTCTGCTTTTAATCGTGCTGTAAAGCAAAATAAGTGTAGGGAGTTACATTACGTTGATATCTACAATCCAATTCTACTAGCACTCAAAAGTAATAATACTAAGTCTGATGGCATTTCTTATAACAAACGATTAATGCAAGACGTGTACAGTAGGATTGTGTACTATAAGGACATACAAGTTGAGACAGTTTCTACTAGAGATGTTGCTAATAAGGGTAAGATTATTAATGGTGTAGAGTTTACTACACATAGCGTACCTGATATGTTGAGTCGTTCTGCGTATCAAGGTAGTGTTTCTGATGACGAGATATTTGGTGATGATGCTTTCTTAGAAGATACAATTACAAAGTACCTAGCAGTTGCAATTTCAGAGGCTGATAATAGTGATATTGCTGAATTAATTTCTGGGTTAAAACAGTATGAGACATATCTTTTATCTGTAAGAGATAACACAGTACATCATGATGTTTTAGGGTTAGATTTAAATAAAACTGTTTCTACTGCATTAGCTTTAAAAGAAAAACCTGATATAAACAATATAACAAAGGCTTTTCTTAAAGTTATTGGTAAGGATAAGATTTCTTCTGATGTAACAAAGTATGTAGATTTGGTTAATAATTTCACCGGTAGTATTAAAGGTGATAAAAAATCAATAGATACATATGTTGGTGCTGTTAGTAGTTTATTTGGTAATAATAAAGATGTTGCTAAGATATCTTCTACTGTAACGGATGCTATTAAATTAATATCAGAAAATAGAGATAAGATATTAAATAACAAGAATACTAATAAAGTAGAGTTGTATGGTGGTATAGCTGATAGTATTGTTGGTAAATTATTGCCGAGTCAAAGTGCTAATATAGGTAAAATTAAAGATAAAATAACGTCTGTTATGTCTTTAGATAGGGATAAGATTAAGAGTGGTGACTATACAGAGATAGAATCTTTATTATCTAAAGAGTTAGGGATAGATAATACTAAATTAGATAAGTATGTTTCTACTGCTAAGGCTTTAGTTGAGATTTATAAGAATAAAGAGTATTTTGATATTAAAGATACTAAATTTATGGCTAAAGACTTATTAGCAAGTGTTGTTGGTAAGGAAAAAGTAGAAAAGGTACAGAAGTATGTAGATACTGCACAAAGCATCTATAGTGCTTTAAATGGTAATAAAGATGTTACTAGCATAAGTGGTGCTATTCGTAACTTATCCGATGTGCTTGGTAAGAAGTCTAAAATATCTAAATATATTGATAGTGCTAGTTCTATGTTAGATATTGTCAATAAAGGTCAGATAGGAACTAAGATTTTTGATACTAATAATGGTATAGGTGGTATCATTAAAGAACGATTACCTCAACTAACTAAAGAGGGTTCTTTGGGTGGTATTATTGCATCAACTACAGGTATATCTAACACTTCTACTAGTGAGGTTTTGAAAGCGAATTTACCTAAAGATGTGGCTAGTGGTGTTACAGGCTTAAATGGTGCTTTAAATAATGCCACAAATGGTGCTAAGGTCGATATTGGTAAAGATGGTATCACCGATGAGGAAATGAAAAAAGGTGTACGCTCTATTACTTTTGGTGGTAAAAAGCAAAAGATGGAGATTTGTGGTGAGTTTGAGATTTACACAGGTAGGAGAGATAGTCAGGTTATTAGTTTCTCTCCTGAGTTTGAGTCTGATAAGATTGCTACAGATAAAGTACCTACAAACGCTTTGAGTATTGATTCTGTTAGAAATGAGATGCTAGAGTGTACTATTGAGGGTATTGGTGGTAGTTTAGCCAGTGATGCTTATAAAGATAGGGCAGATAGTTCTACTGGTGTTGGTGTTGTCTTAGGTATGAGTGGTTCTTCATTTAAAAATTTAGAATCATCTGCCGCTAGTATGTGGTCTAGATACTTTAGTTCTGTATATGGTGCTAGTTTAGAAATAATGGGCAACACTAAAGTTAAGTTTAATGGTCATATAAAAATTGCTGTATATACTAAATTTGGGTTTTTACATCATACAAGTGGCATCTATCATATTCAAGGTATTACAGATACTATTTCAGATGGTATGTTTACTACGAGTTTAGATTTACAGAAAAATAGTGACCAAGCTAAGAAGAAATTGAAAGGTGAAGGTGCTAAGAAATTGGACGAAAATAAGATTAGTGATACAGATGGTAAGTATTGGGTTAAACAGGGTTCTTGGGTTACATTAGAGGGGTGTATAGCTGGTGTGCCAAACGCTTTAGAAGATTTAGGTAAGTGGTTCTTTGATAGGACTGGTAAGAAGCTAGTATGTACAGCTGGTACTAATGGTGACCACGCAGCTGGTGAGCATAGTCATGCTACTGGGTGGAAAATGGACGTTAACGACTGGGGTGGCCCAGAAGGTTTGACAGGCGGTTGGATTGTTACTCCTGACGAAAGTTCTTGGGGTTCTTTGTGTGTTGAATTTATTGAATATGGTAGGTCTTTGGGGTTAGGCATGAACTATGAGTATAACCATATTGATATTCAGATGGATGGTACTGAGTGGAATGAAAACAACCCTGGTGGTGCTAAAAATAATGGTGGTTATAGGGGTTAATACTTTATGGCTATAAATAGTAGTGATTTTTATGGTAGTCTACAAGCACCTACAGAGTTGGGTGGCATATTCCGTGCTAGGGTTGAGAATAATGTAGACCCTTTGGGGATTGGTAGAGTACAAGTACGTGTACCTATGATACATAGAACAGTCGCTAGTGGAGGCACAGCTACAGAATCACTTCCGTGGGCAAGTTACTGCTCATCTATTGGTGGTGGTTATAATTATGGCTCTTTTATTATACCTGAGATAGGTGAGTATGTGTGGGTGATGTTCGAGGATATGGACTCAAATAAACCTGTATATTTAGGTTCTGTATTTGGTACTGACTCTACATTAGAGAAGAGATATGGTAGTGATAAGACTACTGGTATTTGGAATGGTGTAGTTGGTGCTAATGAAGTTCCTTTGGAATCTCAACGTGAATCGCCTACACATAAGATGATATATAAATCTAGGCATGGTTCTATGTTATATTTCGATACAGATGAAAAAACAAATTCAGTAGGTATCGAAGATGCTAATGGCCAGAAATTTAAGATTTCTTCTGCTGAGGGTAAAGAATTTATTCTCATGGAGGGCGAAAATAATGTATTAGTTAAGATACATAATGGTAAGATTGATATAGGCTATGAAGGTGGTAGAGGTATTCAAGTTATACCTGATAGTGGTGATATTGTGTTAAAGGCAAGTGGGGCCACTATTACATTATCGGATTCTATCACTATGAAAGCTGATAGTGTTAATGTTAAGTCTAGTTCATTTAAAGTTAACTCTAACAGTATTCGTATGCAAGCTGGTAGTATCAAGATTATAGAGTAGGTATTTACATACATATATTTTTATGTTATAATTTGTTTGTAGTTAAGTTTTTCTTTTCATTTTTCTTAACTATGGGGAGTTCTCCGAACGAACTTCCCGCTCCTTTCGATTATATAACATAATACAATCCTTAAAATAGCGTACACGTTTTTATATATGTGTACGCTATTTTTTGTGTTAATTTCACTATATGAATTAATTATATATTAATGGGAGAGGTATAGGTGATAATATGGCTTTTTATTATAACGAGGAATTTAAAGATACAATAGCTGGTAGTGGATTATCCCTATCAAAAACATTTAAACAGAATTTACGAGATGGTAAAGGTATAACGAATGTAATTAGTGGTGAAGATAAGATTAATGAAAGTATCTATACTATACTATCTACAAGGGTTGGAGAGAGGTTCTTTCTACCTGAATTTGGTAGTCGATTACATTTAGTTGTATTTGAGCAAAATAGATTTGTAGCACATGACCTAGTTTCTATTTATGTTAAGGAAGCTTTAGGGAATTGGGAAAAGAGGATTGTTGTAGAAGACGTTAGTATTGGTAATAATTGGGAAGATTCAAATATTGTTCCAGTACATATAACATATAGGTTAGCTAATAGTAATATCATAGGTTCATATGTATATCCATTCAATAGGACGATTGATGGTGTAGATATGTATGAATTTGGTGGTGCTGTTAGTACTACATCATACTAGAAAGGGGGTTAGTTTTTGGCTAATAGTAATAACACATTGTCTTATACAAATAGGGATATTGTTAGTATTCGTAAAGAATTGATTAACGCTATACCTAAGTTGACAGATAAGTGGACAGATTTTAATGAATCTGACTTAGGTATTACACTTATTGAGTTAATGGCTGGTGTACAAGATATGCAAAACTTTTATCTTGATGCACAGGCTTTTGAGACATATTTAGATACAGCTGTTCAAGATAAAAATGTACGAGCGTTACTACGTTCTATGAATTATAGAATACCATTAGCAAAATCATCTGAGTGTAAGGTAAGGATTGTATTTGTTAATAATGATGATAGGGAGATTACTATACCTAAATATACTTCTTTTACGAGTAGCATTAATTCTAGTATTGTAAACTTTGTAGCTAAAGATACAATTACACGTAGTGGTCAGTTTGATTACATTGATATTCCTGTCATGGAAGGTGTGGCAAGGTCTATCACGTGGTCTAAGGATGATTTCACTAGTAATAAGAATGTTGATGGCGATATTTCAAGACGTATCTATTTGGGATACAAGAATGTTTCAGATGGTTCTGTTGAAATAGTACAACATGGTAATGTGTGGAAAGAATGTGATGATGCATTACTAAAATATGAAGGTGGTAGATGGTATTCTGTACATGTTGATAGTGATGGTCAGGTATACGTTTTAATGTCTGTAAACTTTCTACAGTTAATTGAAGATGGTGAGAGTTTAGATATTAATTTTGTAACAACAAATGGTATTAATGGTATTATCGATATGGATGTGATAGATACTATTAATATGAATATACAAGATGTACAAAGGATATATAATACAACAAAATCATATGATGCATCAAACTCACCTAGTAGTGCTGATTTACAAAATATGAAAGTTCTTGCTAGACGTAATGCTATCACAATGGATAGGTATATTACTTTAGAGGATTTTGAGACGGCAGTATATGAGCAGCCTTATGTGTTTCAAGCTGTAGTTAAAGATTGGAAGTATTCAGATTATGTTACAGAGCCTTATATTGTTAAGGTGTGGGCAGTTAATACTTTGGGTGAATCTTTAGGTGAGTTAACACGAGAAAAGTTAAAGAAAGAATTAATGTCTAAGGCTATTGCTGATGTGACTGTTCATGTATTAGAGGTTGAGAGTGTTGACTTTAATATTGATGTTGACGTTGTATTATCTCTAGATAATGAGACAGCTAGAGAAAGGCTTAGGTCTGAGATAGCATCATACTTGTATATGACATATCGTGCTGAGAATATGTCTTTTGGTAGAGACATATCTTATTCACTTATGACATCTAGGGTTAAGGCTTATTCTCCTTATATTAAAGATGTATTGGTAAGAACACCTAATAAAGATGTTGAGGTTGGTAATATACAATTCCCTAAATTGGGTAAGGTAACAGTTAGGATTGTAGAAGAGTTGTAGGGGTTATGTATGAAACTAATTGATAGAATAAAAAATAGTAAATACATGACTTTAATACCTGAGAAGTATAGAGAGAATGAAAATTTCTTAGTTTTCTTCTACTTGTTAACACAACAGTTTGATATTAATGAAGAGAACATACGGAATTTCACCTCATTAATTAATAATGATAAAGTACCTATGAAGTTTCTACAGTCTTTGGGTGCTTTTAATAATTATACTTATCAGCATTTAGCTAAGAATGATTTCAATAGAGAACTTTCAATGCGTATGTTTAACATTTGGGAGCAGAGGGGTTCTAAGAAATCAATTATAGACGCCGCAACGTGGGGTGATAATGTTGGTTGGGTTGGTGGCGACTTATGGATTCCTGGTTATTATCAGCCATCACAGTCTGCTACATTTGAGTTGCCACGTGATAAAATCTTTAGGCATAGCATATCTAAGTTTTCAAGTACACATGTATTTGAAGATGGCAAAACATATATGTCTGGCATTATATTATTGTCTGTTCCTAATTTAACTAAGGAAGTTAAACGTAGGATTTATGAGGTAACTCCTGCTGGTAGGAAGTATATATTTCAGATTGAGTCATCATTCTTTCCTAATGATGGGATAGATAATTTAGAGATAGGTTCTTTTAATGAATTATCTTTCTACAAGAAAATGAGGATATATCCTAAGAATGTGTTTGAAGAAAATCCACCATATGATAGGGATACTGACATAGATTTCACTTATGAGATAGATATGTTAGTTGATATGGAAGAACTTTTGGATATTCTTATTCATAGTGAGACTAGGGGACGTAGGTATCATAGTGGTCATTTGACTAATATTACAAATAACGAATATATTATGAATATGGCATGTTCTACGTTACCTATTTCTGTGTTAACGCATAAGTTTTCTGTTGATGGGAATGATAGTTTAACAGATAGTAGTTATAAAAAGGCTGACACTGGTGAGTATTTAGATACGTATAATAATAAAGGCATTGACTCTATTACACGTGATATTAATAGTGTTTATAGTAACAGTTTAGATTTAGACGTACATAAAGAGGTACGTCTAACTGCAATACGTAGTGAGAATTCATCTATAAGGTCTAAGCATGGTAAGATGAGTGGTATAACTACTAGTGTTGTTGATGCTTTTGTTGAAGCAGAGCCTATTTTACCTAGTGACTCTTTATATTCAGTTGATGATGTAGCTGATTTACATGAGTGGGATTATAGAGATGAGTTCTATTCTCATGGTGTTGAATTAAATACAGACAAAGATTTACCTGTTAGATTAGAGTTTACACATACTTCATTTAGTAGTATTTCTTAGGTGTTTAAGTAATATATAATAG